TCGGGAGGGAGGAGGTTGCGGCGGGTTCTTCGGTTTTGGTGGTGAGACGGGCTTCGATCCGGTCCCAGTCGGCCCGGGTGAAGCGGTGCAGGCGCAGCTCGGGGTGGTGGGTGGCGGCGTATCCATAGACCCAGGTGTCCAGCGGCTCGTTGCGGGCTCCACGTTTTTTTTCGAAGCGGTTTCTGCTGGGGTTGTAGGATTCGCTGACCAGGCCGGCGAAGTATTCGGGCGGCAGCTGGTCGCTGAAATGGACGAGGCGGTTCTCCAGCGTCTTGTCGGCGTCGGTGGACAGGCGGCTGTAGAGGAGGTGCTTGATGCCGACGGTGCCGACGTGCTGGATGAGGACGCCGCGCTTGTCGTAGCGGCCCTTCCAGTCCACGTCCTGCATCTTGCCCTTGCTCAATACCGGGGCGTTGTTGGGGACGGCGCCGAAGATGGCCAGGGGACGGCGGACCTTGCGGTCGCGGACGAAGGCCTTGACGGCTTCGGTGCGGTGGCCGGCGGCGTCGATGCAGCAGGCTTCGACCTTGAGGCTGCCGCCGAGGGCGCTGGGGATTGGCGTATTGAGGAGTTCGACCAGAGCCTGCCACACGGCGTCGTCGGCGGGGTCGCCCATGAGTTCGACGTAATCGATGGTCCAGGCGGAGAGGCCGCGACCCCATCCGATGATCTGGACGGCCAGGCGGTTGTCCTGGGTGTCGACACCAGCGGTGGCGACCAGGGCGCCAGGCGGGGCGAGGCGCAGGGCATAGCCTTCGGCGCGGTCGACAATGATGTTGTGCTTGACGGCGCGCATGGCCGGGTCTTCCCAGGCTTCGGCCAGGCGGTCGTTGATGAAGGTTTTGAGGCGGGCGGGGTCGTTCTGGGCGTCGAGCCACATTTCGACGAGGTCGGCCCAGCGGGGGCCGAGGCCGATCTGGTAGTAGAGAGCGTTGATGTGGTAGCCGCGGGACTTGGCGCCGGGGTTTTCGGCGACCCAGCGGCCGGCGGCGATCATGGCGGTTTTGTGGTGTTCGTCGATGAGGGCGCCGCACTCACGGCAGACGTAGGCGACGGCGGTGCCGCCCGGGCCCCAGCGCAGGCCGGCCCATTCCAGGGGCTGTTCCTCGCCGCAGTGGGGGCATGGGACGTAGTAGCGGCGGCGGTCGGACTTTTCGTAGAGGGCTTCGATGCGGGACAGCCCGCGGATCTGCGGGGTGCTGATGTAGAGGCGCTTGTAGGTGGCCGGGAACGCGGAGGTGCGGCCGTTGAGCATTTCGACGGGGTCGTCGCCGCCGATCAGGTTGGCGGCGAATTCGTCGAGTTCATCGACGATCAGAGTGCGGACGCTGGTGGATTTGAGGCGGGACGGGCTGCCGGCGTGTTCGAGGTAGAGCTGGCCGCCGGCAAAATCCTTGAATTCGCGCCGGTTGCTGCCGTTGCGGCTGTCGGTGCTGGTCAGGGTGGCGCGCACCGCCGGGCATTCCTCGATCATCGGGTTGAGCTTCTGGGCGGTCCATTTGTGCATGGAGACTTCGCCCGGCAGGGTGACCATGATCGGGCCGGGGTTGTGGTCCATGCTGTAGCCGAGGGCGTTGACGGCGACTTCGGTCTTGCCGAACTGGATCGGGAACATGAGGACGACGTCCTTGACCGTGGCCCTGGCGGAGAGGCAGTCCATGGGCTCCCGCAGCGGCGGGTTACGGTCTGTTCGCCAGCGGCCGGGCTCGGCGCTGCCCTTGCTGGAGAGGCGGCGCTCGAGGTCGGCCCACTGGGAGACGGTGAGGGGCTTGCGCGGGGCCAGGGCGCGGGACAGGGCGGCGGCAATGAGGGAAGCGGCCGGGGCGTACATCAGGCGAGCTTGCCGATCTCGCCTAGGCGGGCGGAGAGTTCGCCGAGCAGGATTTCGACCTGGTCGGCGAGCATGGCGCGGATCTGCTGTTCGTCACCGATGGCGGCGAGCTGGGGCGCCAGGAGGTCGGGGAATGATTCGAGGCGGGTGCGCAGGGTGACGGCGGCGCCGGCGACGGCCCCGATCACTTCGCTGGCGACCATGAGCTTGCCGCAGCGCTCCTCGTAGTCTAGGCGGGAGAGTTCGGCGCTGTAGTGTTCCTTGCGGTCCCGGCTGTCGGAGAAAACTGGATCGACAACGGCGGCGCGCTCCGGCGCCCCGTTGCTGCGGGCGATACTGGCCTTGGATTCTTCAACCAGCACCCTGCCCTGGCCGTCGAGAACCAGTCGCCCGGATTTCTTGAGAGCGGTGACGTAGCTGCGGGCGACGCCGATCTGGCGGGCGAAGTCGGCCTGGGTGGCGGTGGTCATTTGGCGCTCCGCAGGGCTTCGGCCAGGGAGAGGTCGAACTGGGCGGGCCATTCTTTGCGGACGATGCGTTCGGCGATGGCCGGGAAGTCGAAGCGCTTTTTGTAGTGGGCGGCGACGACGGGGAAGAGGATGAGGGGGATTAGCTGGTGGCGCCCGCCCAGGTCAATGCGCTTGTAGATGCCCCGGGGGAAGTGCTTGCCGCCCTGGTCGACGGGGTCGCCGTAGAAGAGTTCGACCTTGTTGCTGACGGCAATGCGGCGGGCCTTGACCTTGCCGAGCTTGCGTTCCTTGTTGGCCACCGCCACGAGCTGGGCGATGAGGCCGCGGGGGATGTTGCCGAATTCGTTGACCTTGATGGCGGCTGGCAGGCGAAGCCCTCCCCGGCCCGGCGTGCGGGTGCCGCCTTCGATCTGCAGCAGCATGTACTTGGCCTGGGCGTCCATGAAGCCGACGACGGTTTCGAGGCGGCCCTTGTTGGCGTAGCGCAGCACGCGGACGCCGCGCTTGGTGAATGGGGTGGGCCGGTCGAGGGCTTTTTCCATTTCGGCGGGCATGGCGTCGGCGACGGCCTGGCCGGTGGCGTTGAGGGCGCGGCTGGCGGCGTAGGGGATCTGCTTGCCGAGCCCGGCGAGCTGCGCCTTGAGGGCCTGGACGCTGCGAAGGTCGACGGTGATTTTCATGGCGCCCTCCAGAAGGGGCAGCGGTTGGGGCAAGTGTTGTTGTGCCGGCCACAGCGGTGGAAGACGATGCCGCGTTCGGCGTCGATGATCGTGGGCAAATGGTCGGCGCACCCGTTACATGGATGGTGCGGCAAGGGGTCTGCGGCGCGCTCCATTGCGTTTTTTTGATTCGGGTGGGGCGTTCCTGCCTCCAGGCCGTTTTCTTTGGCCCAGAAGGTGGGTTGGCCCTGGATGCCGGCTTTGATGGATGGGTTGATCTGGTCGGCGCCGAAGGCTTCCCGGAGTTGGTCGATCCAGGCGGCGACTGTGGGCATTTCGGCCCGTAGATTCTGGCTCATGGGGGGCTGTGCAGGGTATTTCGGTTTTGTCGCGATACCCTGTACAGCCGAAACCCTTGTCAATAGGGCGCCGTGCAGGGTGTGCAGGGTGTGCATCCTGTGTACACGCGGGAGAAGATTACGATTGTGTGGGCGCGAGGCGAGTGAGCGCGTGCGCGCACGTGCGCGTGTCGCCTGCACACCCTGCACACCCTGCACAGCCCTTGTCCCGCATGGCTTTGCGGCTGTCGCGGTACCCTGCACAGGCGGTCGAATACCCTGCACAGCGGTCATGAGGCGGCCCTTTGTTCGGTGGCATAGCCGTTGCTGGCGGCGGTGAATCGCCGGCACCAGTCGCCAAGCCAGGCGGCTTCGGTCTGGTCGACGGGCTTGGCGGCCTTGTGTTTTTCCAGGGCGGCCAAGGGGGGAAGGATGACGGTTCTGGGTTCGGTGCCGGTGGAGTGCTCCAACGGGTAGATGCGCGTTCGCTTTTTCTCCCAGCCGGACTGGTGTTCGATGGCGCCAAAGAAGTGGTTGCTGGCCCGGGGCCGGCTTTCGCCGTTGGCGCGGCACCATTTGAGGTAGGCGGCGTAGAAGTCGGTGGAGAGGCAGGGGCCGACGGGGAGCGCCAGGTCGCCGAGTATCCATTCGGTGGCGAAGCGGATCTCGGAGGGCGACGAGAGGGCGATGAGGCGACCCTTGGCTTCGGTGTAGGGCGGCCGTTTCTTGGGGTGGAAGCCCGAGAGGTCGCGCTGCATGAGGTAGTAGTAGAAGGCTTCGACGCCACCGTGTTCGAGTTCGAGGAAGACCTTGTCGTAATAGGCTTCGTCCTTGGCGGGGGGGGTGTAGATGACGAGGTGCCGGCGGTCGTCGTTGTCGAGGGGGAGCGGCTGGCCTTCGTTGGAGAGATAGACAATGTTTACCTGGTTGCGCTGGCGGTAGGCGGCGATGTTCTTGGGGTTGATGCGTATCCACTCGTCGGTGACCAGCTCTTTCAGCTCGTTCTTGATGTGCCACATTTCGGCGCGGGTGACGACTTCTTCGGCGAGGATGAAGAGCTTGGAGTCGGACCAGTCGCTGTTGAATTTGTCCTCGAGGCCGCGTTGGTTGAGGACGGTGGAGTAGTCGCCGTAGATTTTGGCGAGCGTCTGGAAGATGGTGCTTTTGCCGGTGCCCTGGGGGCCGTGCATGATGACGGCGCTGGCGAGCTTGGCGCCCGGGTTCTGCAGGGGATAGGCCATCCAGTCGAGGAGCCATTCGTAGGCGGTGGCGCCCTCGGCGGTCTTATTGGCGCCGCACAGGTATTCGAGCAACTCGAGGAGCAGGCCGCATTCTCCGATGGCGGGCTGCATGGGCCAGCCCTGCCAGGTGTTGAGCTTGACGCCGCGGTCCTTGCCCGAGGGGTCGAAGCCGACCTGGTCGAGGTAGAAGGCGCCGCGGCTGATCCAGTAGGGGTGGCGCTTGATGTCGTCGCCCCGCACGCCGGCCGGCAGCAGGGCGATCATCTGCGCCTTCTTGACGACCTTGTTGGTCCAGCGGTCGAAAACGTAGTCGCCGGTGCCGTCGTCCAGGGGGACGAAGCGCTCGACGATCTCGTCAAGCTCCATGACGGCCACCGCCTGGCGGCGCTCCCCTCCCCCCTGAGCGTCGTTCACGCCAGCTTGATGCCGACCCGAAACGTCCCAGCCACGGCCGGCAAGGTGGTCGGCGATCTGCTTGGCGACGACGTGAAGGCCTTCGGCAAGGTGCAGGTCATTGAAATCGGTTGGGCCCTTCTTGGTGGTCGGACGATCTTCTGCGAAGTCCGGCCAAACGACAGATCCATCGACAGCCAGGGCGGCATTCTTGGCATGAGAAACGCCAGGATTGCCATCGGTGAGATAATCGTCGTCGGCGCAGACCAGGATTCGGGCTCGCTTGTATTTCTTGTGCAGCGCCTGGGCGACCGGCAGTAGGTTACCGGCATCGAAAGCCACCGCCACCGGCAGGCCGGTGGCTTCGTGCAGGCTCGCTGCGGTAGCGTATCCCTCGGCCAGGAGCAGGACGCGGTCGGGGTTGCCGATCAGGAAGAAATGGCCCTTCTTGGCCAGGCCGGCGGGCCAGAAGTCCTTGTCCCGGCCGCCCTTCTTCTCGGCGTAGATGACCTGCAGGCCGTGGATGCGGCGCTCGGTGTCGAGCATGGGGATAACCATGTTCCCGGCCGGCGAGTAGCGCACCCCATAACCCTTGACGCCCTTGCGATCAAGGTAGCCGCAGCCACCGACGCCCAGGCACTTGCGCCATGCTACCTGGGCCCGCCGGGCGGCGGCCTCGTTCTTGCGCTTGGCCTCGGCCTCTGCCCGCTTCTTGTCCTCGGCGATGCGCGCCTTGAGCGCCGCCATCTGGTCGGCGGTCATCGCTTGCCGCTCGGTCTTGGATATTTCCACCTTCTGGACGACGTTCTCTGCCCCCCAGAAGGCTCCGAAGCTGCCGACAATCAATGTTCCAGCTCCATCAGACTTTGGCAGCTCGTAGAGCTGAAACCACCCCCGTTTTTCCCGCCCTCCGTCCCGGTGCCGGCACCGCCTGCGCTCCCCGACCACCACATCGCCGGCCGCCAGGTCGAGGCCAAAGGCGAGCATCTGGCCTAGTACGTCGTCAAAATTAACCCAGCTCATTGCCCACCCGAATTGTCGTTCACTATGTTCACTCCAAGCTACCTACCCATAAAACGGGGTGCGAATTACCA